TTACTTTCGTTTTCCATTCTCCGAGAGATTTATTCTCTTATTTTTAAGTCATCACTTTCTCACGATAATTTTTATGAGTTTTAGGATGATATCCATTTTCTCTCGTATTCCAAAAAAAATTGAAATGGATTTTATACTTATCGGCGGATTACAGCGTCAGCAACAACAAGAACGAGGATGGAAAGTTTATACGAAAAAAATTTTATCGCCCGACTGGGTATGGATAATCTATTCGCAGTATATTACGCACACCCGCAGTTCAAAAGCACTTACGATTGTCTTTTTGAGGCAAACCATCGCAAACAAACTCATCGTCAGTTGATTATGGAGGCACTTCGCGAGTTCGCCACTCGCGACGAGAAGACTGGAGAATATATCCTAGAGCATTTCGGGACGGACGTAAAAATAACCCGTCCGCTCCACGCATCACTTTTGGTGGATACTCATTTCAATATTGAAGGCAAGAACGGCAACTACCACATTTACACGAACAGGGCAGGGTGTCGAATTATAAGGATTACATATATGGTTCAATCGGCGTTTCCATTCTAACTACAGGACTAGGGGTGTCCTTTTTTTTCAAAACCAAAATTAACACCTAATCTTACTCTTCAATTTTGCCAACATATCCTTCATATTCTTCGCTCCACCCTTTGCCACATTCAATTCGGACTTCTGCCTATTCGCCTGTATTCTCTCGGCGACGTCGTCTAACTGCCCGCGTCCCGCCATCTCTCGGTCATACATATCATCATCCTCCATCTCCTCCTCCGGCTCCTCATCATCCGATACTAGGTCGGGGTCATCATAAAATCCTACACGATGCGATGAACCAGTTGACGACGCAACTGGCATTTCTTCACCCTCTTCCGCTTCTATACCCGCGCCGTAAGGATGAGTCGGCATATGCTGGAGTGCTTTCATCATTCCAGTCCAGTTTCCTCTTTCTATGAAACCATCGTGTAATTTCAAATCTAGATACTCCTCGTCCATTCCCGCCATATCCGCGGATACACCTCCATACATTCCCTTTCCATCTAGACGAGCGACTGCGGGTCCGTGTATATTCGGGTCATATTGTGTATTCGCGGGGATTCTTGCCGTGAACGCTTTCCTCTCATATAAACGCACCGCGTCCACCGCCCTATCCACCGCATCCTGTAATTGTCGGGGGTCTTGTCTTCGTCTTGCTGGCAATTGCGCGTTTGCTGCTAGTGCCTGTTGTGCCGCCAGTAATGCTTGCCTGTTTCCTTCTAATGTGCTGATTATTCTATTCTCTAACCGCTCCGTCGCCGCGCGTCGCCTGTCAGCGACGTCTGGTGGTTGTTGCGGGGCGACGGGCGGTCCCGCGGGCTGGCCGACTGGTGCGGGGGCTTGCCCCTGTGCCGCATTATACACCGCTAATTCACGGGCATAAGTGTCGAGAAATGCCCTTTGTAAACGCACGAACTGGGCGAGAAGTCTCCCTCGTTGCTGTGGGGTTTGTGCCGCCGCAAAACGGTCCTGTAACTCTTGCGGGGCTACACCGCGGTTTTGAGCCAGCCACCCCATCGCAACGTTGATGTTAGGGTTGTTTAATATGGCTTCTGGTATTATTAGTAATGGATTCGGTTGAGGGGGGCCTTGTGCCTGCTGGGCGGGTGGTTGTTGTTGTTGTTGTTGTTGTTGTTGTGGAGGGCCTCTCTGTGCTTGCGGTCCAACAAACGGTATATTCGGTTGCGCTGGCTGGCCTGCTTGTGGTGCTGCTTGTGGAATATCAAGGGGAGGTGAAAAGTCAACTGGACGAAGGTCATTATTAAGAATATTATCATACGCATTCAATACCGCCCTGAACTCCGGAATAGGATTACCCGCCGCGTGTGCGTTTAATATCTGCTCGAGAGACGGTATTACCGCGTCAAACTTCTCCTGTATCGCCTGCTCCTCACGATTTGATAATTTGCCCGTGCGTCCATACAGTCGCACATACGCCGCTGCCCGATTGAACGCCGAGAGAAATTCGCTGATACCCTGCGTCAGTTTACCCGCCTCCGCTGGTATTGCGAGTGCTGATACCGCCTGCGATAATGACGATGCCATCTTATCTATCATACCACTCAATTCAAACTGCGTCTTTCTATCCAACTCGTCGGGTCGGAGAAAATCCTCTTTATTCTGCTGAACGAAAGGAAAGTTCAGTAAAAATGCCTTCTGTGATGCTCGGGCATCTTCTCCGAGGGCTTCGCTGATTTGCCTGCTCCGCATCGCGCGGTCTGAATCTGTTCCACGATGACGATTACTCATTTTATTATAATAGAAATACACTTTTGTTTTTATTACAAATTTCGTCTATTATAATAATCTCTCAATCTCTCGGATTATGCTTTTTTATATAATCCGTTTGCCTTGATATACGCCGATGCCTCGCCCAATCTCATCCCCTTCTCCGCCATCACCTTCTTCGTGAGTTGCGAATATGCGTTGCTCTGCCCTTTGCGTTTCATTCCTGACTTCTCTCCACCACCACCAAATACCGCCTTAAGATTATTCGTCTGCGTCAACGGATGCGCTCCACCCGACGCGGCACCGCCAGCGACGCTGACCCCCCTTTGCCCCCTCGTCGCGTCCTGAAGAATAAGATTATTGATTTTCTTACCACTTCGTCCAGCAACATTCTCCATCTTTTCGCCGTCCCACATATTATCCGATGCCTTATCCTCCACGGCCGCCGCCTCCTTCTGCGATTTTTTACTGAACCCTCTCTCGGCAACAATCGCACCCATAGAGTTATCACCACTCACCGCCAATCCAGCACGCTCCGCTTTTGAACCGCCCCTTCCCAATAATTCAAGTATTCCCTTCATTTTCGGGTCTTCATAATCGTCCATTCCAACACAGTAACCATCTGACGAACACACTTTCTTTCCGCCGTGAGTTATCTTCAATACGCCCCTTCCTCTCCTCGCCGCGCCGTCCATATCCACAACGGGAGGTGCGTCCAACGCCTCGTCCACCATCTCCCATTCCTCCTCCCTCGTCGGCATATTCAAGTATGTCTGTAAAAGACGCCCCATAACTGCTCCTGCTCCCCATCCTGCCGGCAAAAACGGTATCAATACGTCTGGATGCTCTTTTAGGTATGTCAATACCACCTGAACGTCTTCGCGTTTATAGGTCTTTTTCAGTCTCTTTGCCGCCGAAGAAACTGCTGCTGGCACCCCTGATATTCCTGCGATGATACCGTTCAAAACCGCCGCCATAATATCCTGTAAAGCACCACCAGTCAATTCACCCTCGCCCATTTTTGTCGGGGCGGACGATGCCCCACTATCGTTTTTTATAAGACGTCTCTTTCGTCCACCACTCACCGCCATACCCGAGCCGACTGGATTGCTCGTCGGCATATCTCCATATGACGTGGAGCCAGTCGCAGCGTTTAATTGCTCCACTTCCAACTTCGGGTCAAATCCGAGAGAATTCGCGTTTATCGGTTTCGCATTCGCAAACACACCAACATCCGCTCCACCAATACCACGGCCACCGCTCCGGCCTCCGCTCACAGCATAGCCACCACTCCGGCCTCCGCTCACAGCATAGCCACCACTCACACCTGCCCTGCCACCGCCACTAACCCCAGCCCTGCCCCCACCATATCCATAACCCAACAACTCCAGCACCGCACCACCCGCCTCACCATAAGGATTACCCGATGAAATTAGGGCATCCTTCAAAGGGGTTCCAACAACATCCAAGACTGGTTTTATGTAATCTTCCCAAACACCCTTCACAGTATCATAGGCGTCGCTAATCGCCGCCGTGAAATCGCCCCAGTCATTATACCACGCACCACCATAATAACCAGCACCCTCCGCACTCCTTGAAAACAAATCCTCAACAAACATCATCTCATCGTCGTCCAAATCCGTCGGCATATCGGGCATCTTCGTCATACGACCGATTTTCTTACTCTCCATCATACGATTACGTCCACCCCTAAAATCCTCTAGCGAAGCATACCAAGCGCAACCGACTTTCGGTGGCTCTCCTGAACCATCCATATTACCAACTTGAACCTTCGTCGCCAAAGGAAATTTCATTCTCCCACCACTTACCGCCATCCCCTCACCATTCAGCGGGTCAGCGAAATCAATCACGCCCGCCTCCGGCACCTCTCGGAATGGCATCGTCACTCCAACCTTCGTATAGGAATTACCGCCGTATCCAGAATTACCGCCAGAAATACCGGAATATCCTCTTCCAGAAATGTTCTCGGCAATAACATTATTCCGACCCTGAACCGCATCCGAAATCATCCCAACCGGAGTGTATCTAAACGCCCGACCCAAATCTTCCATAAAATCACCACCAAACATCTTCAAATTCGCCTCCGCCCTATTTTCTCGTTCAACACGAGATAAATCTCTAGGGTGGTTATAGGCCGACCCCATTACATCCCGATATTGTGTATCAATTCCGCAGTCGGAACCATACCCCTTACCAACAAAATTAGCGGGGGCGTGGCGAGCCGCACGATGATTAATCGCGTCAACCGTCGACGCAATTCTTCTAGTGTAAGCCGTATCCATATTTTCTGTTATACCATTACTAGATTTTTATTTTTATGCTATATTTCATAGTTATACCATAAAAACGATTGATTTCTCTCGGATTTCTCTCGGATTTAGCAACGAGAGGCCAATTTCATCCGTCCACCACTCGTCGCGCTCTCACCACCCTTACCGGAAAGTGCCGATTTTGCTGCGGATACCGCGTCCAGTATTGCTTCCTGTGCTTTAGGAGCCACGTCAGCAACCGAGGTGACGGCGGAACTCTCAACACCACCAACAAGACGAAGATGACGCTCACTCACGGGTTTCATTTCACTCGCGGCGAGGACGTCGGACTTCGTGAGGATACCCGTGTAAGTGGAACTAACACCCTGCGATGTAATAAACAAACCACTATTCACACACATCAAGCAAATCTCAACATCACCCGCAGCCAAATCGTAATTTTGAATCGTCAAATTGAACTGTAAATTGAAGGACCCCAAACTGCCGGCCGCATAAAATTCCTCAACAATAGGGATATCCTGTCCGAAACGCAAACACAAAATAGACCCTGCGGTTTGAACCAATTGTGCCTGTGAATTGTAAACCGCACCGGCTGCTTGCGCGGGAGGGAGGTATTTGTTAGCATACCCCCTAAATTCAGGCCAAGTCTGGTTTGTAGTTTTAGCGCTCATACGAAACAAGGTCTCCTGTGTTGCGTTAGCAAGTAAACCAGACTGGTTATTCCAGTTAATACTGATACCAGTAATGGGGTAGAAACTATCGCTATCACGGTTAGTCTGCGCCGTCATCGGCTTTCGGGCGACGATACACAACATATCGGGAACCTGATTTAATTGAATGTTAGTGCTAGGAAGGGTTACCGTGGTGGGGACGAGGGCATTTGCGTTAAGGCCTGCTCCCGCAATCGGGGCTGCGAAGGCAGTCAAATAACGCGGGAAATCAACATAATCCACCACATTTTTCGAGGGGAGAATTTGAGAGGGGTGAGGGGTAAGCATCTGAAAGATAAGTGATGAGCCGGTAACAGAGGCAATTTGAACGTTGTAGTTAGCAATCTGCGCGGCGGTAGCACCGCAACGCCACAAACGACTAGCATTTGCGGCTATATTAAAAATGAAGTTCATATTAGTCACCCCATACAGCCCCATCTGATTTGCCGAGAGATTAGCAAAGTGAAAGGGAGATAAAAAGAGGGGTTCAAGTGAAGTGAATGTAAGGTCAACAACGCGGGGGGTGATACCATCACCGATAAGTTGCGCATTTGCGTTAGCAGTCACGGGGGTAGTCTGCTGAAGTCTATCAATACTGAAAGAGCCACGAGAGATAAGAGAATTATCGGCAGTCTGCGCCCACGAGCCGTTACTGTTGTTATTCGCTCCTAACTGGTCGGAATACAATTTATAGGTATCGGGAGCAAGGGGGCAAATACCGTTCCAGCGAGAGAGAGCACGGTCGTCACCATACATACGGAGCAACTGTGGCAACACATCACGAATGTTTACCGAAACGCTGTTGTTATTCACCTGAACCTGAAGAGTAGTTGCGCTCATATGAAGGGGCAAAGGAGCAAGAGCATCACGATTACCTAAATCAACGAGATAATGGCCGGCCGCGGGAGTTCCGCTGATAGTCAGACGATAAGTAGACTTCCACACGATATTACGGTCAAGAATCGTCACCTCTGAAGGGGTCTGAATAGAAAAAGTCTGGGACGATGGACTTGCTGAAGTAGCGGGATACACTTGAGTAGTCACATTCTGTCCTGACTTTACCACACCAAAGGGTAGCGAGTCGGTCACCCTCATTCTGGCATCTTCCACCAAAACCTTACGAAAGTCTGCTGAACTCATACTAAATTGTGTTTTATGCTAGTATTATTCTTTTGTTTTTATATATAATTTCGTCGTTTATTCCTTATTCCATTTTACCTTGTAGGTATTCCTTCACGAACCTCGTCATCCATCGCTCCACTTCGCCATTCAGCACATTCGCCACGAATGCCTTCTCGGGCGTGTGGAGGCCGTAGGAGCCGTAGCCGTTTAGCGTGTTTAGCATCTGAAATTGCCAAACCGCCACGCTGTTAGGATAAGGCCAGTCCAGCAATCTTCCATAGTCCTCTTCTTCTATGATGGTCGGATGGTCGCGGGTGTGAATCTGCCCGAACATTTCCACCATCGGATTCCTTTCGCTATCAAGCCACGCTATCATCTTTTCCAGCATTTCGGCATCGGTTATTTTCTTGTCATCCTCGTCGCCCCCATCCTCGTCAACATATTCCGCGTCGTTGTATCCGATTTGTCTGGTGTCTTTCACTTCCTCAATCCATCTCTCCGTGTTGTGTATCATCTCACCATCCATCGGGCAAAACTCACGTATATTCGCCCGTATGTCGTCTTCTAGTTTTGCGCGAAACTCTGCTGTCTTTCGCGTAAATCCGCTGAATAAGTCCTTTGCCATCGTGTCGTATCGTGTGTGTGTAAACGCTGTCATCTGGCGATAAGTTGAAAATTCATTTCAATTTTTTATGGATTCAATTGCTAATTTCTCCGCCTCTGCTTCTGCTTTCTTCTTCTTCTCGTATCCCGCTTTTTGCGACGCAAGAACCTTATCTTTGTTTGCGTGATAATAGTCTCGTTGCTTTTGTATAACATCTTGTCTGTGTTGCTCGTAATACTCTTTGTCCCTTTGTTTTTTCTCTTCAGCGTGTTTTTCACGGTATACCGCATCATATTCCGCTTTCTTCTCTGGATGCTCCGCCATCCATTTCTTATGACTCTCTTTTTTCTGCCGTTTCACTTCATCACTCGTTCTGTATCCTCTATTCTTATTCAGGTTCATCGGGTCGTCAAGATGCTCTCTTATAAGTCTATCCTCTAACATACAAAGAGGTTCATCGGGGGTAGGTAATCCAAAAACACTAATTTTTGCGGTAGTAAGGTCTTCGTCTGGAAACCACACCGCCAAACCCGAACCTTTTTTACACCGATGGTCTCTCATTCGCTTCTTCAAATCCACATTCATAGTTTTTCCAATATAGAACTTTCCATTCAACAAATCAACACGATAAACACTCATAGTAAATGCGATGATATACAGGCAGTTATTATGTTATACTTCAATTTTATCGCTTTAATTACTTTTCTCTTTAGTCAACTCTAGCATTATAAAAGTCTTTCCGACGAAAGAGAATCTTTATAGACGCCACACACCCGACCCCTAACTGAAACCGATGAAGATTTGAAAATTTGTCCTTCCAGAATACCGAAACTTCCACCGCGCTCACGGGGGTAGTGCCACGTAAATCCAACATACGATATTCCGCCGTCGGCGTATATGTAATCCGCACCTGTGAACTCGTGCCTGTCGCACCCTGTAATTCAAAATCCGTAAGGACTGGCGCCGTCACGTTGTTATTTGAACTGCCACCAACCGGTTTTGAAGTGGTGCCATTCCAAAAGTTAAAAATGACTGGTTTTGATAACAGCGTGTTTTGAACGGGTAGTAGCGATGTAGAAAATACGATGGACTGGACCGGCGACCATAAAATCGTGGTGCTGTTTTCCTGCGGGACTGTAATCTGCGGGATGGATGCCGTCAGAGTAGAAACTGGAATTAGGGGGAATGTCGGCCTGCTTCCACCAGTAGTATTCTGGTATTGATTATTGTAGCACACTATTTCGTATTCGGTTCCACGAGCGAGATTCAGTGCGTCGTTTCCTTGAAAAGTCGTCGGCATAGAGTTCAGTAGCGTCCAAGCGGGAGTATTCATATACAACGAAATCACGCGTCCAGTAAAAGTCGCAGGATTAGCAATATTAATTAAAGGTAAATTCTGGTCGTAAGTGTCATAGATATAAGGGGTTGCGGTGGTTGCCAACGCTGGAGGGCATAAGGGCATATTTATTGAGAATAACTCCGCCGCGGGGTCGTATGTAAACTGCGGGCAGTAATTCTGGTAAATTGCGACGGGGGTTGCCGCGGTATTTCCAATCACCGGTTGAAGCGCCGCCGTCAACGTCGCGTTCATCCTATTAAAAGCCGTTTTCACCGCATTATTCATTATCGCCAACGCTCGTGAAAACTCATACACATAATAGTAAGGGTTAGATAGGGTCTGAAACACAAACGGCGCAACCGGAACCGGTAAAGTCAAATCATCTGGAATAAACTGCCAGTTAGTAGGGCCTCCGGCCGCCGCCGTCGTGTAATACGTCACGGGGGCTGCTGGAACGGCGTAATCCACCACTTTCATAGTGAATGAATATATCAGTTTATTCGGGTCATTCTGCCCCGCCTTCAACAACACATCAGGCGACCAAATCGGAAGTGTAGGGCTATCTAGTGTAAACCGCACAACCGAAAGTAGATAGTCCTCTGGATAATTGATAATAGGATTCTGACGGGTTTCAGTAAAAGTAAGGGCGGGTGCCGTATCACCAGTAAGGGTCGGGTCGTAATCCGTCACGACGTTAATGTCGTAGTATAAATTATAGGGGTCGGATGAATTTAAATTCCCCCGTGTCGTAATTCCACTCATACTGATTTTCCTTTGTTTTATATTCGTTATCCTCTTTTTGTTTTTATTATTAATTTCCATCTTTTCTAGATGATGCGTCCAAAAACATAGCAATCCAAAAAAAATTGAAATGGATTTTCACATTATCGGCGGATGACAGTTCCACACCAGACAATCAATATGACTAGCCTTCTTGCCGACTTTGCCCCCGATGCCATATTCACCGTCCCCGATGACGTCATCGCCGAGATGGTGGACGACCGCGACGCTCCTAACATTTATCCCTACAAAAAATGCTCCGTGTGCGGAGAAAGAAAAAGTTGCGGAAACTACCAAGAAAACGACTGGTTTTGCGAGGACTGCGACGCCCCTAAACCCGTCGTCCTGTGCGCCGACTGCGGAGATGCCATCCCTGATACCGAAAACCTCGATAAGTGCTGGACGAACGACGGTGAAACCTTCTGGTGTGAGGGGTGCCGTGAAGACCACGTGGAAGAATACATCCGTGAAAGAGACGGCGACGACGAAGAAGAAGAAAAACAAGATTGGTCTTGCTGGTTTGATGTTAAAACTGGAAGAAAGGTGCCTCACACTTGGGAAGAGAGGGTTGCTGGGTGTGTGAAGATAAGGGAAGATGGGTTAGGTTGTATTTGCGCCGTTTGCTTTGGGAAGAATGTGGGGATGTGGGACGGAAAATGTTACTGGGTGGGCGTGGGGGAGCAAAAGCCCGCGAACCATCCTTACCCCTAATCATCCTCCTTCAAGTCGGGGTCTTCTAAAATATAAGCACATTTCTCGGATAAAATGGCCTGTGGATAGTTCTTCGCAATCGTGACCCAGCGAGAACTCAACTTTTTTATCTCTTTCATCATCTTCGGTGTAATACCAATATAATTCTCCAGCACATATTTCGTGCTCTTCGTCATAACCGACATCGGGAATATTGTTACAAAATGACACTCGTTTAGCATCTGGCGAGTCGTCTGGCGGTCGCTCGGTAAATGGAATGTAAGAACACAACTAATTTTATGATGGCGTCCAGTCTGGAGTATCTGGTCTAGAATCTTGAAAACCTCTTTTCGGTGTGATTTATTTGCGATGGTATCACAATCATCAAATATCACCATACTATCCGCGAACTCACTCGCCTCAATCGGGTCGCTCACCAACGAATCATCTATTTTCGGGCGTTTCAGATTACGAATATCATCTACGCTCACATCTTCAGGTAAAGTTGAAAACATATATACAGGGCGGTCAGGAAATTTCTTCGTGTATTCTTTACATATCATCTTCGTATAATATGACTTACCGCTGCCTGACGCGCCAACAACATACCAGATTTGCCTTTCGGTTTTAGGGTTTATGGACTGGACGAATTTGCCCTCATCACCATCGGGTATCGTCGCCCGCGCAAATGAGCGGACTTTATGCTCTTTTAGTCCTTTATCATCAGCGGACGCCAAAAACAGTTTTGTTCCATCATTACTACCGCCTTGTATCCGTGCGAATGCCGCACCGCATTTCTCCATATTGAAACTCATAATAGCAATATTCTCTTTCTATTATGATATAATTGATTTGTTTTTATTATTATTCAGATGATATTACATAATATATCTTTCGCTGCCTTATTGATGACTTTCATATTGCTCCTGATGATGTTATCAATCCTGCCTCTCGTGATGCTCCCCTTGCTATCAATTTTCTTCTTGAAAAACGCTTCTGCGAGAGATTTGAGCGGCTTCATCGTCTCCCATTTGAGTTGTTGGACTGCTTTCATCTGGCTCGTCTCCTGATACAATTTCCCCACCTCCGAATTGAATAACTTCACCAGCACGATACTCATCTCGGGGTCTTCATTCCGTAAACGCATCATCGCGAACAATCGTTTTAGTGCCTTGAAATACGCCTGCTCCTTTATCAACACCCCGAACTCTTGCTCTAGGTCTTTCAGTAAATCATCCACTTCTGTATCATTATCGCCGAGAGAATACATACAACTCGCGTCGTAAAACTCATTATCCTCTTTCCGTAAAACCACGTCCACCTTCATAAAATCTAGGTCTTTAAATGGTATTTTGCCGAAAAAGGCGTGATTGAACTCCTCCGCTCGGTATATGCGTTGCTTCTGCCCCCGCTTTGACTGGAGTTTAAATTCAACGAAATACAATTGAGGGTCTTGAGAGATTTTGTTTATCACGTCGTTTATGCCAGTAAATATAATATCTCTCGGAAGGTCGGATAAATCCATCGTAAAATCATAATCACCGGTATACAATTGCGATTTCAGGCCGGCTGAACCTATCAGTCGGGGTTTGCGGTCATTCACCGTGAAAGCCTTGACGAGGGGGTATTCCTCTGACGTCGGATACGCTCTTTCTGTTATGGACGTCATTTTATTATATGAGTATTTGTTTTTATTATTATTATCATTTCTCTAATGCCGCGATTTCTCTCTTCAGTTTATCTCGTTCTGCTCTTAAAGATGGGGCTTTCGCCGCAATCTTATCCTCTTTCCCTACTACGTCTGGCATCAAATATCTTCGCATCGCAGAACTATCCATTCTCTCAATCACTCCAAGTTGCGCCTCAACTTCTTCAAGTCGCTTCTTCTTTGATTTAATTTGTTCTGGTTTAGACTTGCTTTTTTCTATGCGTTCAACTTCCGCATCCAACATCCCTTTTTGTGCTGGCGTGAGTGATTCTATTACGCGTTCTACCATCAAATCTCCACGAGCAAGAATAACGTCTTTGAATTCAACGATTAAGGCCTTCACTTTCGGAGCAATCACATTCCTCACTTTTCTCGCTTCATCCTGTGCTATTTTTTGCCTCACCGCTGGTTTAGGTTTCGACTGAACTATACTTTCAACTATCTCATCAAAAAGCACATTCCAAACCGCTTGCCTCTTTCTTCCAAACCCACTCCCCCTTACGAAATGCTGAATTTCCTGTATGCCATCTATTTTTTCTACCATTTTCATACACGCCTCCGCCATTTGTGAAAAGAAAAAGTTTTGACCCTTCTTATCTGGTGAAGCAAAATTTAAACCAAATAACGGTTCTTCTTTGAAAAATCCGATAGACGTCACATTTTCGTCCTCCTCTTTCCCCGTAAGGTTCATCGTTAGTTCCTTACTGAAACTTCCACCATAACTTTCAGTTCTAACTCCGTCTATTTTAAATGGCTCGTTCCTTCCGTCGCAGTTATAACTCGCTAGCCCTCCCCCATCCTCCCCCGAGGCAAATAATTTCTCGGTCACTACCCACGCACCAACCGCGCAACGAGCAAATTTCGGTGCCACAATAGTAATAAAATTATGAAGGGTGCCAATATCTGCGAATTTTGTTTTTGTCGCACAAAATCGTATAAATCCTGCCTCTTGTTTATCAAACAAATCCAATATAGGTCTCAACGCCATCACGTCCCGCACCTTCGTCGGCGCAACTCGCTTCTCCATCGTATCCGCTATTCTCGCCCTCGCCCTCTGTGATTGAAACGCACTCTCATCAATACCCAGTATTTCCATCAGTTTACGCGCCAATCCGCTCCTCGCCAATAACTTCACTTTTCTCATAGGAGCCATTTTGCTACTCTGTAAGTTCATCATCAGTCGTCTATCTGCGTCTGTAAGCATCGGTGATTTCATCAGTCTCATATACGCCCTCTGTGGTTGCCTCTCAATCTCCGCCACTACCAATTGTAATGGTTCGGCTTCTTGCGCGAATTCGCCTTCTGGTTTTCTCGGCTGTTCCGCTACTAACTCTTGCCTCAACTCAACCCTAGCACTTGCGGGGGCTACGATTTTAAATCTCGGTTTGCGCTTCTTCGGTGCTGGCGGGGCTGGTTCGGGTTCTCTCGGCGGGGTCGCTTTCATAACCCGAGAGGTTCTAAATGTGGCCGGTGTTTCCAGCGGTGGCGGTTCATCTCGCCCATCACGCACCGCCTTCGCCCGTTCACGTTTCGCCTTCGCGGTCTGCTTCTTCTTCGCTTCTCTCGCCTCTATCTGCTGACGCTTCTGCTCCAACTTCGCATCAAAAATCGCTTTCCACTCTTCAATCGTATACGTTTTACCAGCACCCATCATACCGCCCCCTTCAAACGCCGCATTATATACCGGAAAAATGGAGTGTGACGCGATTAAATAGTCCTTCTCCTTGCTCGGATTGTAAAAGTCGGCTCTGCTCGCATTTTTGCGGATTTCAACATTCGG